AACGGCAGCAGCATGGAGATCGATAACCGGGGCAACGTCAACGTTCAATCGACGATCAACCGGGAGCCCATCCAGAAAGAGCGCTATCGGGATTATAACTACGAGGAGGCCGAAACCCTTCAGACTCCCGAGCCCGAGGGCAATATCGTGTTGTCTACCCGTGGCGCCGCGCGCGGGAACATCGGGCTAATCACTGGCAAGATCCAAGCCACTCGGCTTACGAAAGACATTCTAGGACCGGATGGTTCAGTCGTTAAAACCGTAGTCATTCGTGAGGAAGTAAACGCGCAGAGTAGCCAAGGCAACATCCTATTGCAGACCAAAGATGCAGGCCAAGGGGATATCAATTTAGCCTCACAGGGCCAGGTGAACCTTGGCGAGAAAGACGCCAGCCATCCCTTTGTCCTGGGCGACAAGCTCTTGAGCTGGATTATCACCAGCATCATGCGCCATACGCATGTCGGCGTTAGAAGCGGTCCCAGTATGACCGGCATCCCGATCATTTTACCACCCGACATTCTCAGCACTAAGGTCTACGGCTCCTCGGGTTCGATCACCGGCCTTAGCTTTGTGGACATAACCGGGGTCATGGATGTACTGGGAGCGGATGTGTTTACGATGTTTGGCGACGTGACCGAGATTTTCAGCATCGGGAAAGAAATCCAAGCGGTGCTTTCGAGTGGTCTATCCCCATCGTCGATTCTTACCTCGGTTTACAATCAGGCTCTCGATCAGACCATCATTCAGGTAAAGGACCAAATCTTGGACGCCACGCTCGCGTCCGTGAAAGTAGCGATCGCAGAAGGTGCCGGGTTACCGGAGTTCTAAAGGAGGGGAAACGGATATGGCCCTTTTGTTTGTCTTCGCAGTAATCTTTGGGACGCTTTGTTTAGTGGTTATCGGTGTGCCGCTGTGGTTGCATGCGCTGGATGTTGTGACCAAGTTTTGGGGGTTTTAAAGCCGAATGGTTTCATTTACTCCATCAGAAAGCGCACTCATAGAAGAATGGATAGAGGGCGAGGATTTAGAGATTCTCGAACTGCAACAGGCGCGCGGATTTGTGCGGAGCGAACTTGTAAGGGTCGAGACCGAACACAGCATTTACACAAAGATGCGGGCGGAAGCACTGGCGCAGCTTAATGTGCTGCTCGTTGCCAAGGCAGACGCCCTTTTCCTTGCAGATCTCGAAGAGGAGCGAACCGTTACATACCTTCCGGAGCACCCACAAAACGGGGAGGCGGATATCACGGCATGGAAGATCACTTATTTGTTTAGCCAGCCGGAGCCACCATTGGAAATTCTGACAACCGAGTATTCGCACACGGTAAATTGGGACGATAATCCGGAGATCCTAGCTGTTGAGGCCGAATGGGTGTTTTGGAATCAGTTGATCGTTTCCGAATTTTTCGGCAGCCAGTTTAGGCTTGACGGCTTAACATCTGCGGTTACGCAGTTGACTAATCAGATAGCCGTGTTCAAACAGCGGAACGATAAGCTGGAGGTCATTGTCAATGCCTAGCCAACTAACTTCGTTGCTGATGAAGGCTCAGCGACTCCCGTTTGTGTTTCGCACCACGGGCGTGAGGCTCTCCGCATTCTTTTTATTTCCAATCAATCCCCAGAGCTACACTCTTAATATTCCAACGCGAGGTAATATCGTTCAAACATTCGCCGGCAACTTCGAGAACTTCTTCGGCCAGGGCATCGCTAAAGGCAAGCTGACCGGCACATTTGGGTTTGAGCCGCGACCGCAAATCGGCCTTGCAGGTCTACCGCTCCCTGGCCAGCTCCAGTACAAATATCTCGAAACTCTCGTGAGTGTTTATTACAACGAGATCCAAAAGACCGTGCGTGACAATGACGCACAGTGGCAGTTCTTCAACTTGACCGATCTTCAGTTCTTCAGAATCAGACTGAAAGAGTTTAGCTATCAGCGCAGCACCCAACACCAATTTTTGCATCATTACGATATTCAGTTCGAAGTGATCGAGGACATGCTGAACATCCCGCGGCTGATACCCGAGGATACTTTTTTGTCTCAGCTCTCACTCGATAAGATTACCAAACAACTCTTCAATGGACTCGGCACGATTCCAGACAATGCGGTGGGCGATGCCGTGATTCAACAAACCAAAGTATTGTCCAAGGAGATATTTGTCGATGAAGGTAGAGTGCCGATGGAAGAGGTAATAATAGCAGAGACGAATCTATGAAGCTTTCCCTTCTCGAATCCCCTGAACCCAAACTGGCCGACGAGCCCGGCTATCGGCTCATCTACGTCATTGGCAAGCTGGCATTCATTGAGGAGCAGAGAGAGCAACACTGGGCGCGGATCGCAACAAAGGCCGCTTTCGTGAATCTAATAATGGACACACGGGCGAAACGACAGCGGAGCAAGCCACGATGCTGACCGCCCTCCGCTGGTGCACGGAATGCAGCGACATCGTTCCCTACGCGGTTGATATCAACGGTCCAGTCGGGTGTAACAAGTCGCATCCGAAAAAGATCGTTGAGATACGCGAGGATATTCTGAAGGACGCAATCAGGCGCCTGGTTCACGACCTGAAAAGAACGAATCGGGTATGACCATCACCCAAGACGGCCATAAGTTTGTAGTTGCGGTATGCCGGCGCTGCGGTACGAAAATCTATCCTGCTTCCCAAATGGAAGCGCACCAAGATAGGCATATGCTTATGGATCTTCGCCAGGCGGACACTCAGCGGTTTCTACAGAATAGGTTGGGAAAGATGGATACCAGAGGGCAAAAAGGGCAGCGTCGTGGACCTCGACCGAAAAGGGCAGCTTTATGACCTGGCAGGCAGCAGTTCAAAGAAGCACGCTCGGAATTGCATGGCGGTGGTATCAATCGAACCCCAAGCTTGGCCCTTGCGCCAAGATGGTGGTGGATCGTTTTGGCAACTGTCTAATCTTTCAAGATGGCCGAGAGTTTGGCGTCAAAGCCCATGAAGCCAGTTGGCACGGCTTGAAGGATTGGGAGCCGATGCAGAATGATGATGAAGTGGAGCTTGAGCAGTGACACAGCTCGAACACCTCGAAAGATTAATGGCCGCACAGAAGGCCGTTCCCGCACTGAAGCCCATCGTCCAGCGCCATACCGATATCGTGGCGCGGCTCCTACTCTTCCAGCGCGCCTACGTACTATTTCAACGCCGGGTAACTCAGATCGTGGAGTTTCCGTTCGGGGAGTTAACCCGGACGATTGCCCTGATCGACGAGTTAATCCCGCTCGCCTACGAGGCGATGGATATTCCCTTTGACTTCATTGTGGACCTTCGTGGCGCACAGAAGGAACTCCGCAAGCTCCGCGTACTGAAGAGCATGATCAACAGCCAGGCGCGGAACAGCGAGGCCGTGGTAGACCAATTCATAACCGGACCGCGCTCGCGGAAGGCGTACAAAGTTCAATGGGGCGATACCCTTCGCGGGATTGCGCAGCGCTTCCTGCACGATCAAACCCGGTGGATGGAATTGGCCACGCTGAACAGTCTCGACTATCCCTACATCGTCTTTCAGGCGAGCGATATTCCCGCCGGCCAGACCGTCTTGAAGGCTGGCGATATCATGAGTCTGCCATTGGACGCTCAGACCGAGGGGAATGATGTAATAGGCGAGGTCCCGACGGATCTCGATACCATCCTGGGGACCGATATCCTGTTAGGCAACGGCATGCTGCAATTCGATGAAGCTGGAGATTTCACCACTATCTCGGGCGTGCCCAATTTGATTCAAGCGACTCGGCACAGATTGATTACAGATCGCGGAAGCCTCATACTTCATCCTGAATATGGTTCAGACTTAAACCGTTTCATTGGTTCAGAGGGAAACGATACAAATGCAGCGATGGCAGCTTTAGAAGCATGGAGTACGCTACGCAATGAACCTAGATTTACCCGAATCCAAGACGTGAAGGCGCGGTTTGAGGCGAGTGTTTTGGAGATACCTTTCACCGCGTTCGTAATTTCGAGCGACGCTCCACTCTCGGAGAACATAATCATTGCGAGGTAGACCGTAGACCCAAATCAATTCAAGAGGGCCAAGGATGAATGAAATTGACAACTTCCAGCGGCAGTGGCGGGAACTAATAAGCCGGCCACACCAGCGCTGGGTTATCCCCATATTTCCAACCGACCCGATAACCGCGGCTGATGTGCAATTCTTGATGGATATCTCTGATTTTGGCTGGCGCATTGCTGTTCACAAATACTGGTGTTTGCAAGTGTTGGGGGTTCCGTCTGTGTATTGGAATCGAATATGCTCGGAGGAGGAGAAACCCAGTGTTCAATCATAATTGGCATTAGCCGCAGCGCAGATCCCCTTTGAAGTCCTTTCCGCCGAAGACCATGCCGATGCAATGGTCTTTGAAATCGTCGGGCTCTCCACTCTACTCACAGATTTAAATACAGGCGGAATCGCTAGATCGATTTGCGAAGCGCTCGGTATCGAGCTGGAAAAGCTTGACGCCAAGATGTTCTTCGGAATTCAAAGAGCAATCCCTGTAATCCTCTATACCGCCCTTAACTTTCCGCGCCTCTCTCCCGTCAAGGCCACGGGCATTGTTACCTTTACCCGTGTGCCCGCTACCACGGGAGACATCACGATTCCGATAGGCACCAAGCTCACGGCGCCGGCAACGCCCCAAGGTCCAGCGGTGTCCTTCTCGACACTCAGCGCGGCGATACTCAAGAACAAGTACGGCGCCGTCAATGTGGCGGTGGCAGCCGATGCCGGCGGAAGCGGGGGAAATATCTCAGCCGGACGAATCACCGTCATCCAGGTTCCCATCGGAAACGTTCAGAGTGTCTACAATCATGCGGCGATCAAGAACGGGCGCGACGAAGAGACCGAGGAAGAGCGGTTAGTACGCTTCCGAAAGTACGTCATCAATCTGGCGAGGTCACCCTTGGCCGGTATAGAGTCCGGAGCGGGAACCGCGCAGTTGGTCGACGTCGGTGGCATTGTCGTGGAGCGAGTGGCCAAGGCTCTTGCGATCGAGCCCGAGAATACGATCGGGCAAGTGTCTGTCTATATCGACAACGGCGGCGGTACGGCATCGGATGATCTGGTAGCCGAGGCCCAACGCATCGTCGATGGTTATCGCGACGTGAACGGCAACCTGGTGGTAGGGTATAAGGCGGGCGGAATTAAGGCCAAGGTATCCGCGATCGAATCCATCATTGTCCCGGTAACACTCGAATTGACGATCGCTTCGGGCTTCACCTTCGATGCCGTCAAGACCGATGTTATCGATGTAATCGAAGACTTCTTCCTCAATCTTGAGCCCGGTGCACCGCTGATCTTTGTGGATCTATCCGTGGTGGTAGCGGAGACACCGGGAGTCTATGACGTGCAGTTTGTTACCCCGACCGCGAACATGAACGTGGCACAAACTCAGCGGCTGTTGAGTGGGGCAATTACGATTGTGGAGGCGGTATGAGTAGATGGGTGAGCCAGCTCATGCGCCAATATGATGTCAGCCGTGTCTATGCCGACAGGGCGATAGAGAAAGGGTTTCGCCCTTCGCTCGACATCCAGGCAGAAATCGACGCCTTGCACCCGGATGGAGGCATAATTCAGCTCCCGCCGGGAGTATTTGAGATAGCCAAACCGCTTGAGATCGGCGACGGAAAACCGTTTTGCCCGAGTTCGCGCAACGGTGTGACAGGGGCTGGAGTCATTGGGCCAAATCTCTTCTTGCCATTCGATGACACGAACGGCGCGGCGATACCCTCGTATCCAGGGCTCTACGGCATCACGCGGAACGGCATCAGGTTTGGAGGGTTTGGAGAAGCGGCGCTTTTGATATGAGTTTAGAATTTCACCAACTATTAGATAGTCTGCATAGGGTGTTTCGGAAGGACGTTATGCCGGCGCCGGCCTTCCGGCTCTTTTTCAATCTGGAGAATGCCAAGGCGTTTGCCTCCATCGTCAATCACACGCTAAATCTCGAGATCCAGGAACAGGGGCTTTCCGCCTCGCCGTTCGATATCGTCCATCGCGAGCGCGAGATGACGATCGGCATTGACTCGGGGCACAACATCAGCGCGATTTATCCGGTCGAAAGCCTGGAGCTGGATCTACGTGGCTATACGATGGAGCGCCTGGCCGAATTTCTAAACAGCCGCCAGGGCTTTCAGGCATCGGTGATTCTCCCGCGCTATAACAAGATGGTAGCGGCGGCTCTGATCGATGACGTATTAAATGCCGACCTGTCATCGTCGAAAGACTTCGCGCTATCGACCAATCCTCTTTGGGTATTCCTGCGACCGCTTGCGTGGGCTCTTGAGGATCATGCGAACAGTGCGGATACCGCCCTTGCTCAGCTCAACATTCTCACGTCCAGGGGGCACTTCGCCGATTTTTGGGGCGACTTTTTGGACGTAGTGAGAAGATCGGGCGAGACCGATGTGTCCTATGTCGAGCGTATCGTCCGGACCATCCTGTTGAAGCGCGATAACAACCGCGCCATTGAACAGATTGTCTACGATGAGTTTGGGATGACCGTCACAGTCGATGACCTGTGGCCAACGCTTCTCGAACTTAACAACACACCGGTATTCTCCCGGCTGCCCGGTCAGGTCTACAACATCGGCACCTTTTTAGTAACGGGCTCGGGGATAACCCAAGCCGTTATTGATTTGGTAAATAAGCACCGTGCTGGCGGTACGCGGGCATTTTTCAGAAGCTACCTCGACGTGGAAATCGCGGAACCTCTGCCGGTCTTCGATATCCAGACCTTTGACGTATCGGTTTTTGACCTAACGTTTCCCGACATAGACTTTAATTTGTCGATCGACGTGAATGGAGATATGAGCGAGATCGAAAGCTTTGTACCGGATTGGTTGGTCGAAGATACCGCCATGCCCGGCAGTAGGATCGTATGATCGAGCTAAGGGAAACAGAGACGCTTAACAGCCGTGGCGATTTTATGCCCGCTAGAGGGCAACAGCAGCCAATTGCGGGAGCGCGTTTGATTGTCGTATACTTACTTTGTTGCAACTCGGCAATAGCGGTAGGAAAGGACCAATGGGACGGTAAAGCTCCACTACGATGTGAGGAATGTAACCAGTCCTATTTTATCGATGATCACGCAAAGATGCTCCCGGTAACACGTTAAAACCATTTCTTCGTAAAAACTCCCGTCGTGTGCCAAGGGTGCCTGGGACTAAAGGAAAGTCATGGGCGCCGGAATTCTCACCAACGACGGGCGAATTTGGAAATCCGAACTCTATAAATTAGCCGCAGCTTCCGCTTCGCCCTTGGCGGTCCAGGGGCCGCACTGGTGTGCCGCAGGCAATGGAGACGGCACCTTCACTGACCCCAATAGCCCGCCCGTCGAAGACGTAACGCAAATCGGCCTCAAGGGCGAGCTGATCAGGAAGAAGTTCACGGGCTCCGACTTTCTTGTCGAAACAGGCGGGGGCGCGATTACGTGGGCAACGCGAACCTTCAATACCTCCGTTAATCCAACCGACATTCTCTTACTTCAATACAATTTCGGTTTTCTGGAAGGCAACTTTACCTGGAAGGAGATCGGCTTCTTTGCGGGCGATGTGGCGTTTGGCCGCTTCTACAATGCGGCTGTCCCGCCGTTAGCTTCTGGCATCACCGGGATAACGATCAACTACGTGAGCCCGCAGAATGGTACGGGCTCCGGACTTCTTGACTTCACGGCTTCCGGTACAACGGCTACATGGCGAGCACCGGGGAGCGCAACGCCTGGTCCAGCGATCAACATCGGCGCGGGCGGCGCCTTCACTTTAGCTGACGGGGTGGATTCCAGCAAAATCGTCCGTATCCAAGTTGTAGGCGGCAGTTTGCCTCTGAGTAATACCAACGTCACGCCTTCCATCGATCCGCCCGGCGACGTCGCCCTGAACGGCTTAAACAGCGTTAGCAACCCGACCGGACAGGTGGCGCGCAACGGCAGACTCTTTGTTGTGCGTACTATCATCGACAACCCCAAGACCGTCGATTTAGAACGACCGGTTAGATTCCTCGTGGAGCCCTAAATGCCGGGACCATTAACAGCGCCGAGTAAGAATCCATTCGATCCGGCAAAGGGCTACAATAGGGTCCGCTTCGTCGGCGACAGATTTTGTCACGATTTTGAACTCAACGAAGTTCAGCAGCAAATCCAAGAAAAACTCAGGCGCACGAACGATCAGATTTTCGTCGAAGGCGCAATTATTGCCGAAGCTGGCGGAAACATCGGCCAGGCGCGCCAGGGGGTGGCGATCGGCAGCGTCGTGGCGACTTCCAGCGGTGTCTATCACGGATTTGCGACTCAGCTCTATACCTTGATCGTGCAACAAGGTGGCGGTGGCGGCACAGCTCTAATCCGCGTGTCATCGGATGGTCCTGACAACGGGATAGAGGGCGCCGGCTTTACAATATCGATCGATGTGGATGACCCGCTCGACGGTTCGGTTCAGTACGACCTCGGCACCCAGGGCGTTAAGGTGTCCTTTACGGATACTAAGACGATCAAAAATCTGATCGTTACCGATTCGTGGACCGTTCTCGCCACGCACAACAGGGCACTGCCGGTCGTTTCCGGTTCTACTATCACTCCAT